GCTGCTACCAGCACCCCGAATACCAGACCCGGAGTTGTGGTTATAGAGCCGTCGCTGGTTACTACGCTAGTCTTGACTAGGTGCATCGTTGCTCTCCTTATGGCCCATCTGCACGTGTGTGCGTAGAGCGCGCGGGCTTTTGAACACGCGCTCACATTGTTGGCAAATAATGGAAGCGGCCCCAAGGGAGGTGGTGGATGGAGCACCACGGGATACCGCTTCCATCAGTGTGCGCTGGAAGGCGCGCTCTTCTTCTCGTTCAGCACGCGCTACTTCCTCGGACATGGTGGCCCACTCCGTGCGGTGCCGGTTCTGCATGTGCCTCTGCACCTGGTACTCAGAGGTCAGGTTGCTCTTGCTGCACGTTGCTAGCCCCATCAAATCATAGTGCTCACGTTCTGGCTGGTCTTTGTGCAGCATACACTTGAGAGTTCCCCGCGCCGGTTCAAAGTCTGGCTTGACCGTCGTGTAGATGCGCACGCCCAGCTCGTCCCGTTTCTCCAGCTGTTCTTGCAGCATATTCTTATTGGTCTTGGACTGTCGGCCAGTCCTGCGGTCATAGATGTAGGTGTATCCAGCCGATTCCAGTGAAGCTACCGTCATAGACAGAGGCACGTTACTGGTGGCAGAATGCACGCCCATCCCTTTGCCCAATGAGCCAGGCTCTGGGGCATCCTCGACTTCGTTCATCAGCTCTTCGATGGCCCGTTCTTGGGCTTCTATATCTCCAGTGGTCATAAGCCTCTCTCTTTAATCAGCTGGGTACGCTGTTCACGGTTAGAGATAAATTCTTCTACCAAGTCGCGGGGCTGGAAGGTGGGTGGCGTGGTGTGCTGCATGTCGTCTGCGATGGAGCGCAGCTCTTCTACAGTGTGGAGAATCTCAGCGTGTTTGCCATCCCACACCCCGCCAGGGATGCGGAACTCTGATGCTGTGAAAGTGTCAGCAGGCCCCAGGTCTTCGAAGTGCTCCGCTAGTCTATCCCCCCGTATCACAGACACGACACGGTAGCGACGGACTCCCAACTTCCCAGGAGCCTTCAGGTTGACTTCACTCAGATTGAAGGCTGGCTCGCTCGGACTCACTGCGAACGCTCCAACCGCTATCTTTCCCACCAGCGTTGGCCTCCAGTGCCTCCCGCAGTTCTTTTATCTGTGCTTCAAGGAGCCGCACCTTCATGCAGGCTTCCCCGTAAGCAAGCAGTATGTCCTCTACGTCACACTTCAGCTCTACGTCCATGCCGGTATGTACATCACTGTGCCAGCATTGTCTGTGACCGTAAGCCACTTCGTGATAGTGGCTGTACCTACACCCGCAGGTGCTACGTTGCTGATAGTTACTGTAGCAGAGGCATTGGCCGTCCAGTGGGCACTGTCTCCTAATGTAAGCGTGCCCGCTGTGACGGTCAGCCCCCCTGCTGTAACGACGAGTCCACCAGCTGTGACAGTCAAGCCACCAGCTGTGATGGTTAGACCACCAGCCGTGATGGTCACCCCACCGGTAGGGACGGTGAGGTAGGAGCCGGTGTTATTGAAGTAGGCAGCTATAGTGCCGTCTACCTGCACCGCCAGGCGAGAACTGCCTTGCTCCCATCTCCATCCTCTACGCGAGGGCATCTATTAACTAGGCCGTCCAGTCACGGTTGGCCCAGACTTTGATATAGTCCACGTCCAGAGTCTTTACCGCAGTGGTCTTGGATTCGACCAACAAGTTAAGGCACATATCTACAGACGTTGACGCCGCACCAGTGACAGTCCTCTTCAAAGCACCGTCAACGAACCATTCGACAGTACCATTCACATGGACTTCCATGCGAAGCACGTTGTATTCACCGGCAACAGCTACGACGTTCAGCTCAGTCGAGGTAGAGGTGGTCTGACCTGTGGTGGTGCCACCGTTATAGACAGCGTGCCACTCACTGTTCTGGGTAAGGTCTGACGCCATCAAAAACCCAACGATGTCCGATGCGGTCAGTGTCAACGTGGTGGTATCCCCGTGACAAATCGCACCTTCGATGATAGCCAAATCAGTCGCTACATCAGAGAACCCGATGAAGACCTCACCAGTGTTAAGCGCTGCTTGACGTACTCGTGCTTCCAGAACGATGACCCCATTGAGGGCAACATCGAACATGACGGGTGTCTGGAAACCAGCACAGTGCACGTCTTCGTTGGTAGTGGTCAGTTGTACCACACCGTTCAACCCATCAGAGTCAAGCATCACCGCACCGGAGTCGGTATCGGCAATCCCTTGACCAACGAAAGTGAGGTACGGCGGCCAGTTGATGGGGGGTGCAGTCGTGGATGCGACGGCAACCTCAGTTCCACCGAGAAAGTCTTCGTCAATGATTAGCCTGGCATCACCAGATTGTGGCATAAGATTCACCTGCTTGTTTGAGCTGTAGCTCTAAATTTCGTATTCGCTCCCTGTAGGGAGCCACTGCCAGAAAGACGCTATCCCTTGGGACAGCGGCAAGATTTTCCAGCCGCACATCCCCAGGTTGGCCGTTCAGATTGTGGATTACCCACCCTTTAGGGATGGGGCCACGAGCCTCAGACCATACGGTACGCCGTAGATTCATTACGAAGTAGGCGCTGTCGCATCGGACAGAATCTCGTACAGCCAGTTACCTGCAGAGCGCTCACCGTAGGCGTACTCGTCGTACAGATATACCACGGTAGCACCAGCGCCGATGTCCTCACGCCTCACGGATGTGGCGCGCGAAGCACGGCCCTGCACCAGCACGATAGCTTCCTGCGCAAAGACGCCGCCCTTAGCGTCGTCACTGTCATCTATGCTGATGTTGCCATCCTCATATATCTGCGCGTTGGCAATCTGCCCACGGAAGCCCTCGGCGAACACACGGGCGGTAAGCCCTTCCGGTACGTTATACGTGCCGATGCCGTTGACAATCTCGTCGAAGATGTCCTTTATCTGGAAGCCGTGCAGCACACACCGGTACGGTGGGTTGCCTGGCTCAGTCTCGTTGCTGCTGATGCGGTACACCGCAGCTGCGATATGCCCGGATGTCAGCGTGTTGCCAGCACCGGGTAAGCTAGTGGTAGCACCATCCAATACGGTAAGGCCGTCCTCGTCCTTCTTGCGCTGGATAGCGTTCTGCGCCAAAGAGCCAAGCTGGGCGTAAGCCTTGGGGTTGAGCCGGGACGCTACACGGTCAGTAATCAGGGTTTGAATCCCGGTCACGGTAGGCGTGATAGTCCGCAGCGAATCTGACATCTGCTGTGGGTTGTCCAAGATGGTAGTCTCGGTGATGGCCTGGGCGGTAAGCTGGGCCATGTCAACCTCTCGCCAGCTCAAGCCCGTCCCCTCTCCGAGGGTTACTTTGTCCACGAGGTTGGGCATCACGCCTTCGTACTCGCGAACTTGCCTAGCGGAAGCGACAACGGTGTCAAGGCTGTCCGCTAAGGATTGGGTTATCGTATCTCCCGATGCCATTTAATCTCTCCTATCCTTCCAGATTATCCAGAATGCTTTTGGCACGCTTGTGGTCGGCAGGCGTGGGAGAGTAGCTGGTGTTGCCGTATACCTCACGCAGCCACCGCTCGTCTCCCATGCCACCCCCAGCTGCCGATGGGCCAGTATCCAGCTCAAAGGCACCGGAGTTCACCACGGACTCGCGGCCTTCCGCACGTCCTTCTTGGCGTACATTTCCATTAACAGCCCGCTCAGCCTGCCGGGAAATCTCTTGAGCTTCAGCACGGGCACGCGCTAGTCCGGCTCTGTCCTTCCGGTTGTGCGCGTCTGTCCAGTCCTGGCGTACCTGATGCAGCTCAGGAGCGCTCTGTAAATCCAGTAAAGGATTGCCGTTCGCATCCATCATTGCGCTGCGTAGCGCATCTGATTCAGTTTGCCAGAACTGCTGGTACTCAAGTTCCACTTGGCTTTGTATCGCCTGGTTCTGGATTTGGGAAAGGTCGTCTGGCAGACGGTCAGTATCACCTGTGCCTATCGCTTGCATCAGCGCATCGACGCGCCGTCCAATCAGTCGCACCTCGTTGTTGGTGCCCAGCATCAGGTTTTCCAAGTCGTTTTGCCGAGTTTGTCTCCCGCGTGACCCGCGCCCCTTCTCGGCGCGCAAATCACCCTCCAGCTTCTGTATCTGCGCACGCATACCTTCTAAGGTCTGCGGCACTTCCGCTGTAGCTTCTAGCGGGGTGTCAGGAGTTTCGTCCTGAGATGCCGCTACATTGTCCGTGGTCATTGTAAGACCTCCGCACTAATTTAGAATCCTAGCACGCAATCCGTCACTGTGCAAGCACAGGCTACGGTGTCGGTGGCAGCCCTGGTACACCCATACCTGCTGGCGCTAGCTCCCCTGGTGCCATCTCCCCCTCCCCTGGTACAGCTGCTGGCATGGGGCCAGTGCGAGGCACCATCGGGTCTTCACGATGTGGCTTAGATAGTTTGTACGCATCGCGCCGGTCTATCTCTTCCCAGCTCATGTACTGCGTATTGTCGTTGTAGCCCCAGAAAGTAAGCTCATCCCGCAGCGCTTGTTCTTTAGGGTCAGCTATCATCATGCTGCGTGCAGAGTTAAGATAGCTTTGGAACAGCTTCAAGCGCACTGGCTCCGCAGAACTTAAAGCTGTGCGTTCATCTTTCTTAGCATTGAGCCATGCCTCCCATAGCTCATAATCGGTGTAGCCTCCGCTGTCGCTGCGTGGGGTATCATCCAGCTCTTTCAATAGTTCTCTATCTAGCTGCCAGTAAGGTTTTATCGTTTCCAATGCCCTGTCCCAGGTACGCACCATCGGAGTCATGCGGCTTCGCCGAGTCTCATTCAGCAAGTCCCTATCATCTTCACTCAAGGCATCCACGAACTTATCTTGTGCGATGTAGACGGGCCTTGGATTATCTCTGCTGATGCTAAGGTCAGGGTTCTCGCCCCCTGCGTCTTGACTGGCAGATTCGGCAACGGAGCGCCACATCAGATAGAGTAGGTCGTCTCGTGTATTCTCGTCCGTCCACAGGCCAGCCATCGTAAGTATTATCTCGGAATATTCTTGGCTCTTGCCGCCTGCTAGCGCAAAGGACGATTTGGGGAACTGATTGGCTAGTGCTAGCACTTGCATCCGCGTGGAAGTGCCGTGTTCGAAGTACCGCCTTTTCCACTCGTGCGGCCCCATCACATTACCAGCGGTGTAATCGCTGTCCCGATACCTCTTAAACTCCTCATCTATAATCACTTGTTCGTTATATGTCTGCTCCCGGTCAGCTACCAACTTTCTCACGGCTGCCGCTTGCTCTTCTTGCTTCACTCCGGTTAAATCTTCTGCAGTCTGAATCGCAAATGCCTTCTTACCGCCTGTCCTGTTACGCAAGAAACGCCGCACTAACGGTAGCCGTTCTACCTTCATCCGCTTGCCTACTAGCTCGTCTACCTTATGCCGAACCATAGAAGGCGACATATCCTTCCCGTCAAGGAACTCAGCACCTGGGATTCCGCGCAAGCTGGTTAGATATTCACTGGTTATACTCTTAACAGACCGGCCATCTATACTTCCGCCTGCGGCTAAGACCCCCTCAGTAATCTGAATCAACTCATCGGCATACCCCTCGATGAGGGGATGCGGTTGGTTCGCATCGAACGCCTGCAATAAGTAGTCCGCACCGCTAATCCAATCTTGCCAGGCTCCCCACTTCACCGCATGGTCAATCATCATCGGGGACATACCGTCCGTGAATCCAACGCTGGTCGCCTCTCCGATAGCCCTGGCAAAATCTGAGGTGTAGGCATCGTATTGGTCACGTGGCTCAGCGTCCTGCAGTGACTCCGGTATGATTGGGCTTTTGGTATAGCTATCCTTATTGTTTACCAGCTCCCCGATAAGACCTAAAATCATCGTGGGTGGCGGCACGTTACCTATGATGGGCGTCTCGCCCCGCCGCTCCAGGGGTAAGATGGACTGGAATGGGTTCAATTCGGAGCCAATCGCCGAAACCAGCTGTTTCACGGATGATTCATAGCCCTTCTCGTGCATCTTCTCTAAGAACCATGTTTGCGTGCCAGTTATGATGGCAGTCTCCCGGCCAGGCCAGAGCTTCCAGTAGTTAGCCAGCCATTTACCGTATCGGGTCTGTATGCCGTCTCCAGGCATAAGCATGACCATTCCGCCCATGCGGTCTTCTAGCGGTATACTCCAGTAGTCGTTGCGCTCGTTAGTCGTTTCCATATTGTGCCTGAATATTTCGTCATTCACAGCCAGCAACCCTGCAACACCCAGAGCTAGCCGGGTCTGATGTGGATAGCGCTTATGTATCCATCCTGAATCCGAAACAGCTGGGC